AGAGTTCAAAAAGGGTAAGTCAAATCCTTTTTGAGATCTCCGACTTTTATTTTCCCACTAGCGGGAGGTATTCGTTTAAACTCATCATTGATGATGAGCCGATCGCACAGCACTTCGCAATGGTGCGCTTTCCCGTTAAGGAGTCCAGAATTGACGCCGGCGAAGAGCAGCAATCGAGCGCGGACTAAGCGAAACCCCACTGACCTTTTATGTATTCGTTAACCATTCGGGCCTAGCCTTCGTGCTTTCGCCGGGGCGAGTCCCTGGACTGTGGGGTTTATCATGCGGCTGGCGGCTTCGATCGAGCGGGAGAGCGGCTATGACCGGCGGCGCTACGTGCGCCAGTCGGTGCATATCGGCGCCGGGCTCGGAAGCGCGAGCGACCGGCCGGCCTCGCCGGTGACGGTCGTCGATCTGTCGGAAGGCGGCTGCGGGATCGAGGCCTCGGCCTGGCTCGAGCCGGGCGCGCGGGTGTGGCTGAAATTGCCGGGACTGCAGAGCTGGGCGGCCCGGGTCGCCTGGTGCGACGGCGGCCGGGCCGGCCTCGCCTTCGACCAGCCGCTCCACCCCGCCGTGGTCGGGCGTTACCGGGGATAAGAGATCAGTCCTCCCTGCGAGCGAAGCTCGTGGGGAGGGGGACCATGCGAAGCATGGTGGAGGGGCCTTGCTGAGTCCGTAAAGCCCCTCCACCGCACTTCGTGCGGTCCCCCTCCCCCTCCCCTTCGCGGACCGGGAGGACTAGGGGCGCTCCGGCTGAGGGCGGCCGCCGGTTCGGTCGGCGATCCAGCCCAAGGCGACGAGCGTCGGAAGCCAATAGGGATAGATGGCGTAGAGCGTGTCGGTGACGCTGTGCGAGCGCGAGTCCACGAACAGGAAGATGTGGGCGCAGAAGGCGAGGGCGGCGAGCGTGAACAGCCAGCCCATCACCGAGCAGGGATAGAAGAGCAGGCCTAGAGGCTTGAACCAGCGCATGAGGGGTCCTCCCGGGCGGGGAGGATGGCGTGCGGGCGCGGCGGCGTCGAGCGGATAGGGCGAGGAGATTTGGTGCAGGCGCGCGCGTGCCCTCACCCTCCCACGATGCTTCGCATCGCGGGTCCCTCCCTCTCCCTGAAGGGGAGAGGGGTTTTTTTGCGGAGAAGAACATGAAATTCTGGTTCGGTCGGAAGGCCGGGCGCGGGGGCGTCCGGCCTTTGCTGTTTCGCTCGTGGGGGGCGGCGCCGTCCACGGGCGAGTGGCCGCGAAGCTACGAGGCGCAGGTGCGCGAGGCCTATCTCGGCAACCCGGTGGCGCAAAGGTCGGTCCGGCTGGTCGCGGAGAGCGTCGCCTGGGCGCCGCTCTCCGCGCTGCCCGGCGGGACGGCGGCGGAGCGGGCGCTCGCTCTGGCGAGCCCGGCGGTGCTGGAGGCGGCGGCGTCGCAGCTTCTGCTCCACGGCAACGCCTACCTTCAGATCCTGGTCGATGCCGAGGGCGAGCCGGCCGAATTGTTCGCCCTGAGGCCGGAGCGGGTGAAGGTGGAAGCGGGGGCGGGGGGCTGGCCGGCCGCCTACCTCTACAAGGCGGGCGAATCGAAGACCCGGCTGCCGGCGCGCGACGGGCTCGGGCGGCCGAGCCTCGTCCACGTCAAGGCGACCCATCCGCTCGACGACCATTACGGCCTCGGCTGCCTCGGCGCGGCGGCGGGGGCGGTGGCGATCCACAATGCGGCGACCAAGTGGAACAAGGCGCTGCTCGACAATGCGGCGCGGCCCTCGGGCGCCCTGGTCTACGCGCCGGGCGACGGCGCGGCTCTCGCCGACGACCAATATGACAGGCTGAAGAGCGAGATCGAGGCGGAATTCTCCGGCGCCGCCAATGCCGGGCGGCCGCTGCTGCTCGACGGGGGCCTCAAATGGGAGGCGATGAGCCTGTCGCCGGCCGACATGGACTTCGTCGGCCTGAAGGCGGCGGCGGCGCGGGAGATCGCGCTCGCCTTCGGGGTGCCGCCGATGCTGCTCGGGCTTCCGGGCGACTCGACCTACGCCAATTACCGCGAGGCCAACCGGGCGCTGTGGCGGCTCACCGTGCTTCCGCTCGGCGACAAGATCGCGGGCGCGATCGCGGCGGCGCTGGCGGCGTGGTGGCCGGGGCTCACCCTGACGCTCGACGTCGACCAGGTGACGGCGCTCGCCGAGGACCGGCAGAGGCTTTGGGCGCAGGTCAGCGCGGCGGACTTCCTCAGCCGCGGCGAGAAACGCGAGATGCTCGGCTTCGACGCCGGCGAGGAGGAGCAATGATGGCGGAGGAGAAGAAGCAAGCGGGCGCGGCGGCGGTGGGGTCGTCGATGGTCGCCCTGCTGCTCGCCCAGGCCGAGGCCCAGGGAGCGGACCTCGTCACCCTTCGCGGCCTGATCGAGGAAGCGAGCGAGCTTGGCGCGGAACGGGCGCTGGGCGCGCTCGGCCTCAGGGACGAAGGGGCGAGGCGGGACATGGACGAGCTTCGCGAGCTGCTCCGCGCCTGGCGCGACGCGAAACGCTCGGCGGTGCAGGCGGTGGTGACCTGGGTGGTGAGGATCCTGCTTGCTCTGCTCGTGCTCGGAATGGCGGTGAAGCTGCACCTCTGGGACGTCGTCAAATGAGGTTCGCCGGTTATGCCGCCGTGTTCGACCGGCCCGACCGGGGCGGGGACATCGTCAGGCCCGGCGCGTTCGCCCGGAGCCTGAAGCGGGGCGGGGCCGTGCCTTTGCTGTGGCAGCACGAGTCGGGAAAGCCGATCGGGCGGGTCGAATATCTGAAGGAGGACCGCAGGGGCCTCAGGGTCATCGCGCGGCTCTCGGAAGGCGCGGCCGGCCGCGAGGCGGCGGCGTTCCTGAAGGAGGGCGCCGTCAGGGGGCTGAGCTTCGGCTACCGGGTTCGCGAGGCGCAAGGCCAGCGCCCGCGCGAGCTCACCGATCTCGAGCTGGTCGAGGTCAGCCTGGTCACCCTGCCGATGCAGCCCAAGGCACGGGTGCACGCGCTCCAGGAGACGCGGCAGGCCGCCTGATCCGACCCGGCATAACGAAGGAAATTTGAAGCCGTCCCAATTCCGGGGCGGCTTTTTTCGTGAGGAGCAAATGACATGACGACGACACCCGTGGCCGAAGGCGTGGGCCTGTTCACGGCCGGCTCCACCTTCAACATCCCGAGCGGCACCGACCGGGTCGAGACGTCCGGCTACCGGGCGGTCGGAAAGGGCGGCGGCACCTACTTCCGCTGGTCCAGCCCGCTATCCTCGCTGCCCGCCGTGGGCACCGGCGAGAATGCCTGGTGGTTCACCGACGCCAACGGCGAGAAATGGTATCCCGACCCGGCCGACCTCAGGTTCGAGCAGTTCGGCGCCTATGTCGACAGCACCACCGACGACCTGCCGGCGTTCAAGGCGTTCCGGTCGTTCGCCTTGTGGGCGGGCTACGGGGTGAACAGCGACTTCCGGTCGCTGCCGCGCCTGACCATGCCGGCCGGCGGAATCTATTCGTCGGACAGCTGGGACTTCGACTTCGGCACCGTCCATCTCTACGCCGATGAGGGCGGGGAGCTCGGCGGCCGAGGCTGCGCCATCAAGTTCGACTCGGGCAAGAGCGGAATCCGGATCCACGGCCCGCTGACCACCGGCAACACCACCCGCTCGCGGGCGCCGGGCGCCACCGGCTCGACCTTCCACGGGATCGACGTCTGGACTCCCAACGGCACCGGAAGCGAGGACGGGTGGTGGGTTCGCACCCAGTGCCAGCTGATCGCCTGCTCGGCCTGGAACTTCAGCCGCCACGGACTCAACATCACCGCCACCTCGGGCGGCGCCAGCACCGTCGAGGGCAACGCCAATTGCACCCGGATCGAGCGCGGCCATTATCACCACAACGGCCAGTGCGGCATCTATCTCAGCGGCGCCGACGCCAATGCCGGCTCGATCACCGGGGTGACCTGCAACTACAACGGCCTGTGGGGAATCTGGGACAATTCGTTCCTCGGCAACACGATCGTCGCCTGCCACACCGCGAGCAACGGCAACGAGGGCGTGGGGCCGACTTACGCCAACACCACCGCCGGGACGATGTGCACCTACGGCGGCCACACTTATTACTGCATCGATCCGACGCTCGCCTCGACGACGACCCCGGGCACCAACGCCAATGTGTGGGGCCTGCTCGGCGGGGCCAGCGCCTGGCCGGCGTGGACCAGCGGCAAGGCCTTCGTCCGCGGCGGCCCCTACGCCGCCGGCGGGGCCAGCGCGCGTTCGCTGTTCGTCGGCTGCTATTCCGAAGCCGACCAGGCGCCCAGCCTGATGGGGGCCTGCTCGCTCGCGGTCGGCGGCGAGCACGGTGCCGGAGTGCTCAACGCGTTCCTCGACACGGTCAACGGCCAGGTGAGGGCCACGAGCATCGGGACTCAGCACACCCTCTCCGACGGCACGATCAGCAGCCTCTTCCTCGGCGGCAACCAGGGCCTCGCCGAGCTCGGAACGATCGCCCAGTTCGGCCGGAACAGCCTCGGAATCACCGACAAGTTCCTGAAGATGGACGTCTACGGCAACATCTATTTCGACTATAACCACGGCGCCGGGACGACCTACTTCTATATCCTCGGACCGAACGGGGCGGTCGGCGGCCGCGACATGGCGCACCGTTTCTTCGCGATCGAGCTGGTGCTCGGGCCGGCGGACGGGACCAGCCCGCGCACCCTCACCTTCGGCTCCACCCCGCCGACCACCGGAACCTATCTCGTCGGCGAGATCATATTCAACAACGCGCCGACGGCCGGCGGCAAGGTCGGCTGGGTCTGCACGTCGGCCTCGCCGCTGACGTGGAAGGCGTTCGGCCCGATCGACACCTGAGCGAAAGGCGGGCGGCGGGCCGGAGACGGCCCGCCTCCGTCCGCTTCCCCCGCCGCGGCAGGCCGGCGGAGCGACGGGAAGACCAGCCTGCTCCAGGACCGGAGAGAGAGATGACGGAACTGGCGATCCCAGCATGGGGGGCGCTCGGCGCGCTCCTCATCATTTCATGGAGGACAGGAAAGATGACCAATGCAAGCGAGAGGCTGGACGCGTCGGTGGCGCGGATCGCGAAGGACGTGAGCGACATCGTCGAGCGGATCCGCGGCGCCGCCAACGACAATGGGGCGGTGCTCGCCGACTGCGACAAGCTCGATGCGCTGAGCGACGCGCTCGAGGGCCTCGGCGGCAGCCAGACGCCGTCGGCGCCGGTGGCGACCGACCCGGCCGCCTGAACGGCCACCCGCCGGCAGGCCGGGCAAAGCCTGCCACTTCTTTCGCCCGCGGGAGCGGGAATGACGGGGGAGGGGCGCGGACGCGCTCCTCAACGGCGGCGGACAAGCGTCCGCGACAGACGAGGAGAATGACATGCTGGAAGTGAAAGCGGATGCGCTTGAGGCCTCGTTCGAGGCGCTCGAGCGCGAGGATGTTGATCTGGCCGAGCTCAGGGCGGAGGTCGCCCAGCTGAAGGCTCGGCTCGAGGCCGGGCCGGCGGCTCGGCCGGCGCTGGCCGAGGCGAAGGGCGAAAGGTCCGCGTTCGTCGAGAGCTATCTGAGGAAGGGGCTCGAGGCGGGAGTCGAGCTGAAGGCGCTATCGGGGACCTCCGACGCCGCCGGGGGCTATGCGGTGCCGGAGGAGATCGATTCCGAGATCGACCGGCTGCTGACCTCGATCTCGCCGATCCGGGCAATCGCCAACGTCGTCAAGGTCGGCACCTCCGGCTACCGCAAGCTGGTGACGGCGGGCGGGACTCCGTCGGGCTGGGTCTCGGAGGTGGCGGCGCGGCCGGAGACCGACACGCCGACCTTCATCGAGATCGCTCCGCCGTTCGGCGAGCTCTACGCCAATCCGGCGGCGAGCCAGACGATGCTCGACGACGCGGCGTTCGACGTCGAGGCCTGGCTGGCCAGCGAGATCGCGACCGAGTTCGCCCGGGCGGAAGGGCAGGCGTTCGTCCTGGGCTCGGGGATCAACCGGCCCAAGGGCTTCCTGACCGGCACTCCGACCGACGAGCCGGACGGGGTCCGCGCGTTCGGGACGCTGCAATATGTGCCGACCGGAGCCGCCGGCGCTTTCCCGTCGGGCGATCAGACCGACACCCTGATCGACCTCGTCCAGGCGCTCCGGCCGCCCTACCGGCAGGGCGCGGTGTTCGTGATGAACTCGGCGACCGCGTCGCTGATCCGCAAGTTCAAGAGCTCGACCGGGGCCCTGCTCTGGCAGCCGTCGCTGACCGCGGGGCAGCCGAACACCCTGCTCGGTTATCCGGTGGTCGAGGCCGAGGATATGCCGGACGTCGCGGCGGACAGCCTGTCGATCGCATTCGGCAACTTCAGGGCGGGCTATCTGATCGCCGAGCGGACCGAGACCCAGATCTTGAGGGATCCGTTCACCCACAAGCCGTTCGTCCACTTCTACGCCACCAAAAGGATCGGCGGCCAGGTGTCGAACAGCGAGGCGATCAAGCTCTTGAAGTTCGGCGCCTGAGCCCGAACCCCCCGCGCCGCGCCGGACGACCCGGCGCGGCGCATCCTATCATTTCCAGGCAGGAGGCCCCGATGGCCGATCCCTTTACCAACATGGCCGACAGCGCGACCGCGCCGGCCCGGCTCGCCGTGCCGGTCGTCCCGAGCGACACCAATCCCCTGGCGGACATTCCCAAGGCGCTGTTCGTCGGCACCGGCGGAGCGATCGCGATGCGCGGAGTCGGCGGCGGTTCCGACCAGGTCTGGAAGAACGTTCAGGACGGCTCGATCCTGCCGTTCCGGGCGCATTATGTGCGGGCGACGGGAACGACCGCGTCCGACATGCTGGCGCTCTACTGATGGCCGGCATCGTCAACGCCGCCAATTGCACCGTCGAG